CTTTATGAAGAAACGATACGTGGGTGGGGAAAAATCGTGAAAGAAACGTTGCACTTCAGAGTCGAGTCTGCTCAAAACTTTGCGCTTTTGTATATGACAGTCATGTACGAAAAGCGACCGATGACTCGTGTCTCGGAGAAAATAGCTTACAGTGTTTGGCATGAACGCTTTCATCGAAAAGACGGCGAACAGCTTGTGTTGGAACTTATGACAAAGCTCTTTCCTGAAGGTGGAACACTCGATGTTCCCGAGCTTGATAAACTATTGCTTGCGTCGATTGAATTCGTCGAGAACGATGAAGAATGTAAGAAGCTCACAACGAAATACAAACGTCGCATGTACGACTCATACGTGTATTCGAAGTACAATGACGAATGCAGGTACGCGCCGTTTGCAGAACATACAAACACAGTTAAAGAGATGACCGAAGAGTTTTTCGGCAAAGACCTCGAAGAATTCGACAAGAAAGACATTCGCGAATTCATCTTGAAAAACTTCGAACTTCACGGTTCGCAATTAAGCATCGAAAGCATCGCATACGACGTTGCAAAATTTTATGGGAGATGGGACTCATGACACCCGAAAAAGAGATACAAAACTCCATCATGTCGTACTTCAAAAAGCTCAAAGCTTCTGGAATTGACAATTACGTCGAACGACGTCAAGCAGGCGGTTTCGCATACAAAATGGGCTTGCCCGATTTATGGGTCGTCATTTTCGGCAAGCACATCGAAATCGAAGTCAAACGTCCTGGAGGACAGCCTCGTGCAACACAGGAGAAGTGGGCGAGACGTTTCACCGAAATGGGCGCGATTTACTTGTGCGCAGACTCTGTCATAGACGTCATTGACTTGATTGAAAAACTTAGCGTTGAGTACTTCAATGCAAAAGGAGGTAAAGCATGACAACCGCAAAAGAACGTGTCGAACTCGAGCTCAAAGAACTCGAAGAACGTCTCGGCAAGCTCAAGACGTTTGTGTTGAGTGAGCCGTTTCCGAAATTGTCGTCTGTGCAGCAGATGTTGCTTATGTCGCAAATCGACATCATGACGTCGTATACGAATTGCTTACATCGTCGACTTAAGTTTTGGGAGGACAGAATATGATTTGCTGTAAGCTACATCCTGATGCAGGAACGCTCATTCGCTTAAAGGGTCCGCATATCGGAGCATATTGTAAGCAATGCGGCAAATGGCTCAAGTGGATTGTAATCAACGAAGTCGACGAATGCGTTGACCCGACACTCGACGTCGAGCTCGATGTTAAGTTCACACCGCCCGATATGTACACGACAACGCTTGCTGAACACTCTGAGCCCTCTGAGGACGACGATGATGTTCCGTGGTAACATTGTTTACTTTTGATACTCTGAGTTCACCAGATGACTTCTGAGACACTTTGTGTGTTTAATAAATATTCCTATTAAACTTCTCGTTAAGTGTCTCAGAGTTAAACGTGTGAATTCGTTTTCCAAATCTTTATTTGGAAAGTAACCGAAACGTTAAAGTCTCGGTTACTTTTCTCTTTTCTGAAAAATATTTTGAAAAACTTTGCAAAAAGTACATCAAAGTAGTTTACTTTTGAGAAAAAGTGTGATATAATAAATACAAGATAAAGATAAGGAGTACTCAATCATGAGTGACAAAACATTTATTGTGACAAAAGAAGAGATGGACCCGAAGATGTACGAACTGCTTATGCTCGATGTTGAGCGAATTCGTAAATCTTATGGGAAAGAGTATGCGAACAAAGGCAAAGTCGCAGGAATGACTGTTCGTTGTGGAGTCAGATACTGGCTTACTTCGAACGAACCCGGCGAACTTACAATCGAACAGTACAAACATGCGAAGGAGACGTACAAAAGATGATTGACGTAAAGCAAATCAAACCCAATCACGCAAACCACATCAGCGGCTACAAAGAAAAGTGGCTTAACGAGCTTTACGGGTTCGAACCTGTGATTGCACAACCCAAATACGACGGCGAAAGAATGCTCATTCATTTCGACCAACATCAGGCGGCATGCACGTCCAGACGAATTTCGAAAAAGACGAGCAAGTTCATGCAAAACGAGGACAAGCTTCCGATTATTTCCGCAATCGCAGGTCACATCGACCTCGGGTACACAGTGTTGGACTGTGAGTGCTACCAGAAAGACTGGAGCATAATCGTCGGAATTCTGCATTCGTTGCCTGAACGTGCGATAGAGCTTTCCAAAAAGACGCCTCCGAAGTTTGCAATTTTCGATTGCTTGTGGTATGACGGCGTTTGTCTTGAAGATAGACCCTATCTTGAGAGACTCAAATACGCAATCAAAATGGTTGAGCTTATCGATTGCAAATTCGTTCATCTCGTTGATTTTATCGACGACGAGCTCAAACCCAACACTATCGAGCACGCTCACTTCTTCAAATCTATCGAAGAACAGGAGCAAGCGATGCAAAATGCGATTGACGCAGGTTTTGAAGGCATCGTCGTTAAGTCACTCAAGAAAACGTATCGTGATATGGGCGCATCGCTTAAATGCAAAAAGTTCGAAACAGTTGATGTTGTCGTATACGATTACGTACAAGGACGTGGCAAATACATCGATACCGTGGGTGCTCTTTCGATTGGCTATTACGACCCTACAACGGGCACAATCAAGCACATTTCGCAAGTCAATTGCGGAACGGACGCTGAGAGAAACATGTGGCATGACAGATGGTCTGAACTTAAATGTTCGGTCATTGAAGTCAAATGTCAAGAAGTTACTGAAACAAGCTTACGACATCCTGTGTACATTCGCTTGAGAGAAGACAAAACGGCGGAAATGTGCACGAAAGATACAATCTTCAAGGAGGTGTAAAATGAGTGACGGAATTTTTAACGCAACAGGCGGAGCATGTGAAGACGCTGAAGACATGGACCTTGTATGCGAAGACGAAGAAGTTGAATGCTATCACGATTGCAATGGCTTTTGTATGATTTCGGCTTGCTGTGGACAATGTCCGTTCGAAGGCGGTGAAAAACTCGATTGCGAAGATTACGAGGAGGCGTAACATGATTTACGAAGCAAAGTGCCCGATTTGCGGCAAAATCAACAAACTCGAGGTCGATGACACGGCATTCATGGCTTACAAAGCAGGCGTTGGCAAAATTCAGCATCTGTTTCCTGACCTCAAACCTAAAGAGCGCGAGCTCATTCAAACCGGCATCTGCAACACATGCTGGAACGACATGTTTCCGGAGGACGAAGAATGATGTATGCAATTTTCTGGCTTGCAGTTGTCGCACTCATTGTGAGCCTGAGTGTTGGAGCTTACTTCTTAATCAAACGACTGTTCACGAAACGTAAAAAGTAACAAAATGAAACCCGGAAGACCTCCGGGTTTTGTCATGTTTAATTTTAGTTACTTTCCAATCAATCGTTGTCAAAATGGGTTCACCAGTTTAATTCTGAGACACTTCGCAAGATGTTTAATAGGAATATTTATAAAACGTCAAAAGTGTCCCAGAATTAAACTAGTGACTTCGTTTATCTTAAAGTAAACGGAACGAATCCCGGACATCTTTCGACACCCGGGACCGCCCAAGATAAATAAGAGAACCCGCAGAGCAGATTACGTGTAGGTAATGCGACCACACGTGAACTGCCATCTCTGTTCTGCCGCTTTAGCCGCAAATTCCTGAGGAGGAACTTGCACAGGGTAGCAGTCTTCGCATGTAGCGATGACTTTGTTGTTGGAGTCGCTAAGCGTGAGTGTCACGCCCTCGATGTTGTCGTCCGCGCTTTCGCTGTAGAAGTATGCAACGAACGTTTTGAACTTTGCAACCGCATCACTCAGCTGACTAATAGAAACTTCGCAAGTTCCAACACGGCTCAGGTTCTTGTTGTGTACCCAAGCGCCTGTTGCGAACGAGTCCGTTTCCCAAAGTCTGTCACTTGTCTGAATGTTGATTGTCGAAAGAGCATCGCCTTCACCGCCGATTTGAACATTCTTGAAAAGCTGACTGATTTTGCTGTCGTTCGATGCGATAGACAGAATATAGTTTGCAAGAGAATATCTCATCTTTGCGACCTCCTTAAATGATTTCGCCGTTCACCGTAATGGCGCGAATGCCATACTGGTCGGCGATAATGACGTATATGGGAGGAGCTTTACGAGCGGCACGGTCGTTTTCAGTGAGCGCGGACATAGGCAGAATTTGTACGAAGTAGCCGTTCGTCAAGGGAGTTCCCTCTTCGATGATGGTGTACTGTTTTCCGTTCGCGGTCACAGTTATCGTTTTGTCTGTCCATACTTTGTCCGTGCTCAAATAACCGCAGCTTCTGTAGTTTTCGAGCTCCTTCGAGATTGTTGCGTAGATTTTGCCTACGCCGTCAACGTTCTTGATTTTCGTAACGAGCAACTCGAGCAACCTGTCTGTGAGCGTCTGATGCAGAATAATGCGAACGTAAGAGTTCGTCAAGTCCGCACCGTTTTTGAGGTTGCCGCCCAAATCACGAACGTTTCCGGCGAAGTATATGTCGACGTTGATGTTGTTAAGTGACAACGTCTCATAGAGCTCGTCTGTCAAAACCTCTTCGTCGATACTCTCGGCAGTATACATGTAGTCGTTCACAGTCGAAACACCGTAAACGTCAATGCCACTCAAATACGCCGCCATCGTCATTTCCGCACCATACACTTTCGAGTATTTCGAAGCGAAGTTTGTAATGACGTCCGTATCTGTTGCAGTCATCGTTCTGCCGAAGATGATTTTCTCGTTTACGCCGTAAACGTCTTTGTCTGTTTCACGAGTTGTTGCGATTTTCTTGAGCGCGGCATACGCAAGCTCGACATTCTCTTTAGCCGCACAAAGTCCGACCAGAATGAATTTATTATCGAGAGATTTGAGCATGTCCGCGGTCAAATCTGTATAGTCCACTCCTTCGATGACCACAACTCTTGCACCCGCATTCTGGAAGTACATCGACAGATATGCGTTCGTATCGGGGAATGTTTGTGCAGGGTAAATTGCACTTGCGGCCACCCACGAAGCAAGAATTTCGTTGTCACCGATGCTTGTGACAGTGTTGCCAGATATCTTACCAAGCGTTCCTTCGTGTGTGTACAACACAAGCGTGTCACGAGTACCGCTTATCTGTGTCTCCACGTGTTGCTTGATATTGATATCGACAAAACGTCTTACATCAATGTCATTCATTGTTTTCGTCTCCTTCATAAATTGTATTGACAGGGTCGACCTTTTCGAATGTCTCGTCAGGCGTTACCTGCTTGATACTCATCTTGCACGAGATAAGAATTTCAGTGTCATGTCTATGCCACATCACATCGTTCTTAAACTCATTTACGCTCGAGTCGTTTTTGACTTCCTCGATGTACACGCCCTCTTCGTAAAGCGCTTGCCGTACAGCTTGCGTTCTTAAACGGGCAATGAGCTTGTTCATGATTGTCGCAGCGTTGTCACCATACAAGATGATGTAGAGCGTATACGACTTATAGAACGACACCGTATCGTCGACCTCGGTCATACTTACGTCGCCGTCATTTTCACGAGTTCTGAGTTCGAACAACATCAGCTCTTCGCAAGGACAAACACTGTCAAATTCTTGTTTCGTTAAAAGCTTATCGAGCGTTGCTCCATACGTTGTGAGTACATTGCGAACTCTGTCAGAAGGAAGTTCGGCTTGAATAATCAACTGATTGCGTACGAGCTTATTAAGTTCATTAATGTCCGCAATCGTGTTCATATCAGCTTCTCTCCTCTCAAATATTTGATGTAGTCAGCGAAGTCTCTGTATGCGGCAAGTTGTATCATTGTAAGAGCTGCCTCACGACAACCGTATTCATCGTACGGATGCGTCTCATTGCATCTCAAAAAGTCGCCGTTATACTCGATGATGTCGCCAACATCTATACGATACAGGCTCTTGCAATAGAACATGTACCGCACCTCAGCAGTGTTGCCGTCTTTCGACTGTCTTTCACGCTTTGTTTGAACTTGCAACGAACCTCGGATTGTCTTTCGTTCGTACTTCAACTTTGTGTTTCCGTACTCATCCACGTCGCCCGCTTTATTGACGACGTAAATCGGATAGTTAAACGAAAATTCCTCGATTGCGTCAAAGAAAAATGTAGGGTCGACGAGATGATTTGTTCGCATATCAGTTCGCCCCCGGAATAGGATGGGACGTTACAACGAAAATGCTTGCAACGTTCTTCGTTTTCAGAAGCGCCCAAAGCGCGGCGCCGTAAGACGTTTGGTTCCAGAACTTTGCTTCGTCATCGGAACTCATTGTCTTATCGATGTCGTACGCTTTCGAAAAGCCCCCAACACTCATGGACGACAGTACGCCCTTTGTCGTACCGCCGCCTGCGATAGAGTCGAGCGTATCTCCAACCGGCGCCTGCTGTTGTTGAGCAATGATTGTCGCGTAATGCGCAATGCAATAACTCATTGCAAGCTTCCAGTCAGAGCCATAAATGCTCTTGAAGATTTTGTTGTTCGCAATTTCGTAGAGATTGTCAAACATCGTCTGACCTTCGTCGGTCTCCATAAATTGCTTAAACTGCGGCATCCAAAAGGTGAAGTCGGCGACCGTGAAAGGCGGGTTTTTTCTATCCGTTTGTATTCCGATTATCGCCATACTGACACCTCATCAATTCGATGCAGAATTTGCAAGTTCTGAGATTTTTGCAGCAAGTGCACGGGCTTCATTCTGAGTTAACGAAGCGACTTCTTTACCGTCGAGTAACAATTGTACTCTACGATAATTCGGGTTGCCAAGTGCACTTTTATACAATCTTGCAACAAGTGCGTCTTTCACGCTGTCTTCAAGGTTCTTTTCCGTAACGTTTCCGTTTACGACCGCCTGAAGATTTTCGATATGGCGATTTTCATCGTTTCGAATTGCCTCGATTGCCACGTAAGACTCGTCGGGAATTTTGCCTTTAAGATTTTCAAGAGCGACGTTGTAAGCGTCAACAGCAGCACGTTCGTCCTCAAGCAGCGCATTCACTGTTTGAAGAGGCGATGCTTCGTCTTTCAGCTGAATTGCTTTCACAGCCGAAATGGCTTCATCATACGTGTTTGCCTCGACCTTATACTTCTTGTCGCCCGTATCGACAATAAATTTTTTCATCGTTCTGCCTCCTTCTATGCAAAAGGCGCCGACAACATCGTTGTCGTTGTCGACGCCTGTGCAAAGATATTTGTTTGTGCCTTACTTCGTGAAGTCCCAGTAAGACACGACGCCGAATTCCGCGTTGTTCGTGTTGTAAGGCATCTGAATTTCCGATACCTGACCGACGAACGCAGAGGTGTACGACATCTTGTCGATGTTGGGCAGCGTGATGTAGTGCTGCATCGGGTACGGCATATCGAGACGAACAAAGTCCTTGTCGTTCTTGTAAGCCACGATACGGCCGTGTTTGCCAGTACCCATGTCGTTGAGCGCGGGTCTGGACTCGATTTTGATTTTGACTTCGCCGGAGCTTTCGTCGGAACCGAGATTGTGGTCCAAAATGAACTTGCGGAGCGTGTTCGTGTAGAGCGCCGAGAAACGAGAGCTCAGGTCCGAACCGACGAACGTAGGAACGAGGAACGTATCGGGCATGATGCTGATGTTCATACCGCTGTTGAGTAAATACGTTTCAAAAACGCCGTTGAAGAAAGCCACAACATCGGCGTCGGACATGCCCTTGAAGCCGCTGTTTGCCGCCGTAGCGGAGCTGTTGTCGATTGTGGTGACCAAAACGTTGTCGCTGTTGAACATACCGGTCGTACCTTCGATACCCGTGTAAGCAACCTTCTGAACGAAGAGGTCCCATCCGGCAACAATCGCGTTGCTGTAAATGTCCTGAATGCTTTTCTGAAGCGTGAGTTTCTTCATCTTTTCGAGCTCGATGAAGCGCAGGTCGTACGCAACCTCGAATGTAAAGACGTTCACACGTTTCTGATTGAGACCGGCATTGACACGCGGAATGTAGTTGGCATTGTTTCCGACCACGTTCCGGAATTCGTTCATGATACCCGCCCAGTCAACCGTGTAGTAAGAAACGTAATCGACGAAGCCGCCGCCCACGTCCACCGAAACGTCTTTCTGGTATGTGACGAAGTATTTGGGTTCGTAAAGCTTCGTGTGAAGCTTAGCGAGTGTTGTGGTCAGGAATGCGAAGTTGGTGTCATGCACCTTCGCGTCCCCGACGTATGCTTTGCGCATACGAGAACCGTACATATCGCTCAGGCCGAAGCACTGACCTCTGTGGGAGGCCGAAACGCTATCGACGAAGAAGTTTTTTGTCACGGTACTCGGAGTGAATGTTCCTTCCATCTTGTTTTACCTCCTTAGCAGATTTTGCGTACTTCAGCAAGCAAGGTTGCGCCCTGCTGCTCGTAAATGCCGGTGAACTCGTAATCGGGCAATTCCACGATTGTGTCTGCGGCAATCTTGTCCGCAGTTGTAAGTTCCGCCGTCGCAAGAACAACCGCAACCTTTGCGCCGTTTTTGATTTGCGCCAATGTTGCGTCGCTCTTAAGAGCAATGGCGATAAAGCCGTTCATGAAAAGGTTGAATGCTTCACCGGGATTTGTGATAGGTCCGTCGTTTGTCTTACCCCACGTATCTTCGAGCTTAACGTTGGTCGCCAACACAAAGCCGGCAATCTCGTCGACGTTTGTAAGCGTTGTCGCTTTTTTGTAGTAGCCTGTCGTCGAGCCGTATGCCACCATGTCGCCGAATGCCAACGGCGTATCGCCTTCAACGATGCCGCCCTCGACGTTGTACTTATCGGAAACGGTGGGGTAGCCGCGCATGAGCTGCTTGATTTTATCTTTGATGATGAGACTCATGATTATCTGTTACCTCCGTATCTTTTTGCCCAAGCCGCGGAAACGTCGTCTTCCTCTACGCTGTCCTCGGTCTTGACGGTCTTTTTTTCGATTGCGCCGGCACTCTTTTTGATGGAGTCCTTTGCCTTTTTCGGTTCATCGGTATCGATGACCTCTTCGATTTGCTCTCCCTCGTCCTCGATTTCCTCTTCCTCTTCCTCTTCTTCCTCGACCTCTTCATCAGTGGTCGTATCAACAAGAGCGCAGAGCTTGTCGGCCATGCCGGCAAGTTTCTTGAGGGAAGCGATTTCCTCGGGAGACAGCGCATCGTCTGTGCAAGTGTTGGTCAAAGGCTTTTTGGTCTCGTCTTCGTCGTCGGTCTTTTTGACCTCTTCGACTTCCTCGACATTATATTCTTTGCCGTTCTCGTCACGAACATTGAATTTCATAAAGTCATGTCTCCTTTTAATCTTTATATGATTATTATAATACATTCGATGCAAAAGATATAATCATACGAAAAATTCTTTTACATCTCAAGTTTACAGTTTTAATTCTGAGAACATCTAATGGCCAAGTATAATATTCCTATTATACTCGACCAAAAGTGTCCCAGAAGTCTTCCTGTAAATTACTTCGATACGTTTACTTTCTTCGTCATGTCAACAATTTCGTCGACTTTCTTGTCCCAGTATTCCGCATCAAATTCGTAACCGTGTTCAATCGCGTAAGCCTGAAGCTTCGACATCACACTGTCTTTCTTGACAGCGCCTGCGGACTTGCCTTCTTTCTTAAGTATCGAAGATACGTCCGAGTACAGAGTCTCAGCATTCGCAATCAACTCGTTGCAAGCATTAAGCATATCGGTCGTGGCTGCCGAATTTGCCGCTTCCAACTTAGCCTTTTCAGCTTCGTCTGTAGTGTTTGCAAGTTGCTTACGAATTTTGATTTTCGACTTGATATTCGCGATAAGCGCGATTACGAGCGGAACCGCAACAGCTACTGCCGATGCGACCGCGTATACAACTTTCAAGATTGTTTCGATGTTCTGCATAATACCTCCTTTGTCAACGACGAGGCAGTACAATGCCAGGCATGCCAGGGCGACCTTCAACAACAGACCGAAGCTTCGCCTTGGTGTCGGCAAGGTCTGCTGCGATTGCTTCGAAACCCGTACCAACGAGCTCTTCGGCCGTCTTAGCGGTAGTGGTAGTGTGCTGAACGACGTCGACGTTATCTCCTGCACAGTTGTCGTTAGACGCATCATGAAACGTTTCGGTTTCCTCCGATACCTCCTCGACAACAGTGTGGTCCGCGACTTGTTCGACTTCTTCGTGCTCGATTGTTTCGCTCGTCTGTTCGGCAGTTTCTGTCGAAGCGGTCTCGGTATTTTCATACGCAAGCATCGCATCGATGTCATTGATGAACTCGACGAGCTTGTTCATCTCGGGCGTCACCTTTTCGGCTTCAAGCTGAGCACGATACGGCTGTATCTGTTCTGCTTCAAGCTTTGCACGCAAAGCCCCGACTTTGTCGTCGATGTCTTTCTGCCGAGCGTCGATAAGCGTCTGCAAACGATGCATGTACGAAGCCCTTGTTTCGATAAGACTCATAGCGTTTATTCTCCTTTCTAAAATTTATATCAGTCCTTGCCACGTAAGGAATAGATATACGACAGCTGCGATTGCCATAACGGCAATGATTGCGATTAGAGTCCACAAAAAGCCTTTCACAGCTTTCGGACGGTCTCCATCGGATGCTCCCGCAATAAGAGCTCCGACCGTTCCCTTTAAGAGTTTGCTGAGCAAAAAGAACGGACTCAACACAAGCGTGAGCAAGTAGAGCAAGAATAGATTGAGCGGCTCTTCAATGCCGACGAAGCGCATGATGGGCTTGACGCCGTTGTAGTGATATTGCCGTTTACGTTCCCTGTTCGCCCATTTATCTTCGATAGCACGATGCTCGTTCTTTTGTTGTTCTGTTTGAAGTACTTCACTCGCAAAATCGACTTTTTGTTTTTCGAAGTCTGCACGTTTCTCTTCAACTTCTGTGTGTTTGACCGCAGCCTTTTTGAGAGTCGATTTGACTTTGTCAACGAATTGCTCATCTTCTGCACTCGCCTCAGCTAACACATTGAGCTTAACTTGTTCCATCGCAGCGCCGAATTGCGTTTCAGGCGCAGACACTTGCAAAGGAGATGTGTCAGGCAAATTCTCAACGACTTCGCTCACAGCCTTCGATACGTTTTCAACATGCTCCGCAGCCTTGACCTCAGGCAACTCAACGTCATCTTTCGCTTCAATAGGAGCGTCCACAGTGTTGGACGTTCCATCGAGTCGAGCTTGCTCTTCTTGCATTCGTTTAAGAGCCGCGCTCACTTCATTCATGTCTTCAATCATAATGCATAACCTCCTTTTAGACTCGAACAAGTTTGCATGTTATGCTTCGTGCAAGCTGTCCTGTATCAAATAACGGGTGATTGCCTTTTTTGCGAGCTGCAACACTTGGTGCGTTGGGTGCGAGTCGATCGTCGTTTGAATAGATTATCTCTCGAGCGTAGTTCTCCATACGAACGCACATTTTGTTAAGCTCTTTCTCAAGTCCTTGCTCGCCGACTTCAACATACGCTTTAAGCGCCTTTTGCATCACGTTCTTGATGAGCGTGTTCCCGTATTCTATTGTCATTTTGAGCACGGGTCGTGCTGGTAAATGATGTAGCGGCGACCCGTTCTCATGTATGAACATCAGCTCAGCATTCGTTATGCCTACGCTGTATGTCGTTTTGCGTTTCGTCTTTGTGCTGAACACCCCGATTTGAATTTGATACTCAGGAATGCTTGCAAGATATTTACGAAGACCTTCACTGACGTCGCTCATTCTTTTACATACTTCTTAATGTATTCAGGTACTTTTTTGCGAATGAGTTCTTTAAGCTCATTATCGGGTAACAAAGACTCAGAATAAAGTGAACGCATTGCTTGAACGACTCTGTCATATTTGCCCATCGAATTATTTTTACCCATTTCGTTGAGAACTTGTTTCGTAAACACAACGACTTTATGGCCATTATCTTTCACTTTCGAAATTGCGTCCTCAATCGAATTTGCGCGTACTTTACGAACATGCATCACGCCGTCCTGTTCGTATTCGATTGTGAAGAGTTGTTCTTTGTTATCTTTCACCGCATCTTTAATTGCGATCGCTGTGTTATTCTTTGTATAAACGCTATAGCCATTCGCAGAATGATGATAACCGTAACCTTCTCTTTCAAGTTCTTCTTTTGTTTTTTCAACAACCTTAAATCTGCCACGCGGTAATTGTACGTATTCTTCATCGATTATTGACTTGTTTGCTTTTTTATAATTCTCCTCTTCAACGACAGTCCACTCTTCGTTCGAAGCGTCAATAATTCTCGCCGGACCGCTCGCAACTTGATGCCAGCCGTTTCGAGCAAGTTCAGCTTTAAGCTGTTCAGGCGTGTCATCGCCCATTTCGAATTTCGTGTAACCCCAAGCACCCTCTTTCATCGAGAATGTTTTGCCGATGTAGAAGTACAGATTTTTGTCGATGTCCGACTGCATCACATAAATGATTTTGTCTGTGCCGGGTGTTTTCGTTGCTTGAATATCTTTCATACCTTCGTCCTCGATTTTATATTTTCCGTCGTTACAGTCGACAATCACGAACTCCATCTTGTCATTGCGTTCAAGCGAGCCGCGATGATATCTCGCAGCTTCAATACTCGACTCTGTCGCATCGACAAATGCATTACGTCCATATTGTTTCCAGTAACGTTTAACGACTATCGCATAGCCCTGACGAACTTGCCAAACTTTGATGCCTGCATCGTCAACGCTGTCTCTAAAATTTTCACGAATTTCCGCATTTGGAATACCATCGACATTATGCGTAAATTCTTTACGAAGACGATCTGTGTTTCGTCTTGCTTCTTCATGTGTTTTGAACGCTCCAGCCATAAATTTACGACCTGTTTTGGGGTATGTCAGCCACAATTCGTACGGGTATTGTTGACCCCAAAATCTTATATCATCAACACTGTCAACAATGCGTGCGATGCCCGCACGACCTTGTTTGCAAAGTGCGACGTGATTACCGCGTATGTTGCGTTGACACGGTTCGCCGTCATCATCGATATCGCAGTCGTAACCACAACTCAACTCTTTGTATTCGCCGCTCTCAACAGCTTCGACTGCGTCTTTGTCTGTGATAACGAGCGTGCCCATCATGACAGGCTTTCCGTTGTCTTCGCCCTTGTGAATATCGCGCACAAAACCGACCGCAAGCTCGTTATGATTTTCCGCATTGACGTCGTGGTCAGGGTGCTCGATACACACCGCTTTGTTCTCAAACGAAGCCATCGCCTTGTCAGAAAACACCTCATCGTCAGTGCGTTCAACGTTCACAATTTTGTCGGGGTCTTCGCATGTATCACCAAAAAGCTCGCAACGTTTATATTCTTGTTTGCCGGTTCTGCTCAAAATGGCGTCCGTGCAAATCAAATAACCCTCAGGCGTTTTGAACTTGTGAGGGCCAAGTTTTTCTGCTACAAGAAAGCGCATTATCTATCTCTCCTTCATAAATATTATATCATCAAAAGTGCCCAAAGTATAATCAGAGTGACAAACTTGTGTTGCCAAATTTCGTCGTAAATTGAACGTCACAATGATAGTTGTGTTTATCGAGATTGCTCGTAAAACTCGTAATCTCCAACACATCCTGATGTTCTTGTATCGTCTTCATTACGAAATTATCGATTGTGACTTTCGCCGTATCTTCATCGACAAGCGGCATGCCGTACTGATAGTTGTACCAGAGCTCGTGTTGTATGACGCTCAAGCGTTGAATGAGACAGTCTCTGACCATTGTGTTTTCGCTTGAAAAATTGTCGTGTTTGTCGTTCGGATTGACGAACTTTGCTGTGCCGTCAGTGTTCGTTCCATACGACCCAAACCACACAATCGCACGTCGTCTTGTTGTGCCCGAACGTTCATCCATAACTCGTCTGACTCTCATACCGCGAACACACCTCCTACATCATTTTCGTCTGCCCAGAATGAATTTCCGCCTTGACCGTTTCCGTCAGCCAAGACCAAAATGTTGCGCATTTCGGTGATCGTGTACGTACATCGAATGCCGAGATGTTCGACAGTCAAATAGCCGCCTCTGAAGAGCTTGTCGATGTTGGGCGTTACATCTTCACTCTTGTTCAAGTAAGCGTCAACACTTGCATCGTACGTGTCATTGTAGACAGGCAAAATCTGAAGACCTGCGTCTGTATAGTATTGCATGACTTGCTCATACGTGCCGTTGCAGTAGTTTCGAATGATTTGTGCCTTAATGAGCGTTAAGAACTCTTTATCTGTCAACGACACAGTCGCAGCTGTTTTTGTCGTCGAAGTCGCAGTCTCGTAATACTCGAATGAAAACGTTCTGCGTAAGCCGAAGAGATTGCCAATCATGTCAAGCAAATCACAATTGTCGTCGTCGTAATCTTTGAGCTGCGAAATTGTGTTGAGAAAGTCGTTGTCGTAGATGTTGAGCAAATGCAAAAGCAGGTCACTTGTCGGTGACACGCCTTTGAACTCATTTAGTGCGATGCCTTGTTCGTCATCGCCTTCGCCCATCAAGAGCTCATACCACAAACGAAAATGCTCGATAAAGCAATCGTCGTTACGCAAATAGAGCGGAAGCTTTCGTTCGTAGTATCTGAACTCTCGTATTGTCAACGGTATAAGATGCTTCATGCTGCCTCCTTACTGAATTGTAAGCGTATACGTTCCATCAGTCTCCTTGTTGAATGAAAACGTCGAATACTCGTAATATGTGTCGGGATTGTCTGTACTCGCAACACTGACGTTCGATGCGCTCACACTGTATGTTCTCTGACCCTTGAACTCAGGGTCAGCCTCAAGAATTGCGATGAAAATCTGGTCGGCGTCAATGCTGTCGCCAAGCTTGATGTTATTCGCGTAATTGTAAACTTCCTGAGCAATCGTTGCGAACTCGTTTTCTGTGAAGTATTGTGTCGGTTTGATTTTCGCAGTGATTGTCGGCTTAATCGCGACCGCTTTCTTCCAATACACGAATTGATTGAGGTAGTTTATCGTAACGCCGAGCATTTGAGGAATGAACTCATATTGCTTTGCTGTTCCGTTTGTTGCAGCAGCGGTCGAAGCAGTTGTTTTGATGCCCGGCGTCAATTTCGTGTAAATCAAATCGCCGATTGTTGCATCAGCAATGTTCAGACCTTTTTGCTGACGAACGATGATGTACATGTTATGCGGAGCAATGACTGTGCCGTCTTTCGCAGTAGTATTCACCAAAGTGTTGTTGTTGTAAATGCTCACATCGTCGATGCCTGTAACTTCCAATAATGCGCCCACAAGACTTTCAAGTACGCTCACTCCGTTTGCTCCCGAAGATTGTGCACGTCTTTGTCTCAGCTCTGTATCACTCTCTTCATTGCTTCCACGAACTGCATCTTCTGTTTGCTCGACCTTCAAATTCATGACAAGAAGCGTCTGAGCAATCCATCCTGCAGGAGCATCGACAGGTCCAGACTCTGTGCAAGTGACCTTGACCTCAGCGCTTTCACCAGGTCCAAGTGTTACGCTCACATCGCTCACCCATTCGGTTCCGGACTTGTCAACGAAAGTGATTTGATTTGTAACGTTGCCGTTTTCGTCTATATCACCGAATGTGACCGGGTCGCCTGTCGTAAGCAAGCTTGTTACGATAATCGACGCAGTCGACTTTGTTGCGCCCATTCGATTAACGTTCGCTAATCTGCAAAGTGCATCAAGATAGACGCCGCTCGCAGTATCAACGTCAAGATTTGAGTACAGACTCTTCATGACCTGCAAAATGTTGTTGATAATGAGAGCCATGTCATTGACAAACACGCCATCAGCACTTGCTGTGCTTAGGTCGATGTCGGACCCGTACACCTCTTTGTAGCGTTTGATAATTACGTCCCTTACATCGACGAACTCTGCAACTTCCATGCCTGCACTCGCAAGTCTTACGAAGTTGCCGATTTCAAACTTTCTGTCTTTAAGCATTCTCTTATACCTCCGGTTTTCTGTAGATTAAGCCAACGACAATACCGTACGCTTTTTCATGATACAGAGTCGTTTTAGAGTCCGTGTTTGCCTGACCTGCTTTGAATGCATTCAGGCTTGCTCGAAAATCGTTGTTCGTGAAAATTACCAACACAACGTCACTCACTTTGATGTCGAGACCTTGCAGCTTGATGCACGCAATGTTTGTGTTGGAGTCTGTGATGTACTCACATCTCAAAACGTCACCGTTTATCTCACGAACAACACAAACGTCTGCAACGTTCATTGTTCTGAACACGTTATTCTTGAGCGCAAAGCATACGTCTAAGAACGAACTGTTTTCGGTATCATTTCCGTGTGCCATTAGCCAATCTCCTTTGCAAGGTACGCCGATATTCTCGACCTCGTCTTAGCGTAGATTTCGAGGAAGAAGTTCTGTCCTCGATTTTCGAGTTGATAGTGCATCTCGTAAATCATGTATTGACCGTTCTCGTCGAGTAAGCCGCCAAGATTTTTCGTTGCTTCGCTTTGAGATGTCACGTTAATTTGAATGAGCGAGTTGTCCATCACGATTGTGTCGCCGCATTGAAACGCAAATGTCGGCATTACAGAGAACACCAAACCGTCGGCTGTCATACGAGGAAACCCGTTCGTTAAGAGCAACGTATCTTCATTAAGTTTTATGACGCGTGCGTTGCTCTTGTTCGCATCGAACAATGTCATGAATGAGTTGCCAATACAATCCGAACTCGATATGTACGAGCCCTTTTTAGTGGTCTGGTCGTTGACCCATTCTGCAGCAGTTTGATTGTGCGCATTCTCAATACCCTCCAAGAATTGCTTCTTAAATTGCGTCGAGATGTTCGGGTTCGGAACACCTCCGACCTTGCACACAAAGTTTATCGTCGAGTACATGTTGATGCCAGAGTTGAAGCTCAAATTGATGCGTCTTTGACCGTAAGACGCAACAAGGTGGGACGCACAAAGTATCGTCACAGTGTTGGTGTCGACACTCTCTCGTAAGTTCGAGATGTACATGACGCCGCCCTCAAAAATCGTCTGAACGCCGCTCGACTTATACCCGCACTCAATCTTGATGTTGTAGAATTGCCCTGTAATGATTTGCACAATCTCAACGTAAGTCAAGTTCGAGATTTTGACTGTGCAATTGTCTTTAAGTGTGCTCATGAACTTGTTGCCGTCCACAGATATTGCAAGACCGACACTGCTTTCATTCTCTTCAAAAACGAGTTGCTTGTTTTTCCCGTTCTGTCCGGGACTTTTCGTTGTGAGTGTTATTCTTAAAACTCGCATCCAAGCTTTAACTGCCACGATGTCACCTCCTTGCTTAGTATTTGATGGCCTCTTGAATTATTTTTGTGAGCGCATCAGAAAAATCGACTGGACTTAATTGTGCTGCACAAATGAAGTATCGAGTCAAATCGTTCGGGTCAGCGTTTGCGTCTCGAATGAGATACACTCGACTTTTGCTCGTACTGAAAAGCATGTTGTTATCATTGCCGTCAGTGAAAGCATTGATTGCGCAGTTTGTATTGGTGCACTTGATTGTTGTGTCATTGATGTCACTGATGTTGAGCTTGTACGCATAACCCGAGTCAACGTTGTTTCTCTCAAAGTTGAAAATGTAGTACGAGCCATCAATGTTTACAAGCGTCTCTTGAGCTTTATTTTCACTCACACTCCACACTTTCATCGCACCATCAAGCGTTCGAATTTTATTGTGAATGCTGTCATAAAACTCCATAAAGCGCTTGACTTCTTTGTCTCTCTTCGTCGCATTCTTGTAATACACAAACGCCTTGATTTTATAAGCTCTTTTCTTGATGAGCTTAAACAATGCGAAAATGCCGATAACGACAGCAGCCACAGCTGCAACAACTGCACCAACGATAGGGATTGTCGAGATTGCCACGCCCAACGCAACAAGTGTTGATGCAAGTGCGGTTGCAACAGCTGCACCAATGCCTATCGCGATGAGCGACCCAACGCTTATCGTTGCAAGATACTCGAGAAAGTCGTCGGCTGCAAGATTGTAGTCAATGAGCGCTTGCAAAACCTCTTCATCGACCGCGTCCCAATCAAGCAATGTGTCAGAGAAGTTCGATGCATCGGCGTATGTGATGTCCGGTGCAAATCTGTCGTCAGGGTCGACGTCATAGACTTGAACGTCTGCTCGTAACGCTTCCCTGAAGTTGAACGTAAAGCCAAGCGAGTTGATTTTCTCAACCCAATTGATGCTCTGCAACACCATGTTTTCACGCACGGTGAATTGCGGTGTGCTGTCTCTATCAACGATTTTGATTTTCGAGATTGTACAAAGAATACCCTTGTCTTTGATGTCTTCGAAGATTTTCTCAACTCGTGCTAAGCTCTTTCCTACTTTGTCGATGAGTATCGCCTTTTTGCCGTTGAGCGAGAACGTTCCGTTAAGTGTTAAGTCAATCGGGTTCTTGTACATGTGGTCGGCCATCGGAGTTCCGTTCACAGTCGGGTGTTCTGTCACAGTCGACGACGCATTTATTTGAGTATCGTTGACTGTGTCGAGAATAATTGTGACCGCGTTTGTTGCATCATTCGGGTCGATATATGATATGAGAACTGCGTATTCCACGTTAACCTCCTAAGCCTTTTTTTGCCTCGACCATTTGTGCATTGAGCATGTCAAGGTATGCCTGTTTCTGAGAGTCCGTTGTGCCATTGAATGTGTTGTTATTGCTGAACGTTTGATTGACGACGCCGTTATTCGAAGTATAGCTTCCGATGATATCGTTTATGTTCGCAAGCTTTTCTTCATCAGACGTTTGTTCACTCCCTCCGAAAAAGTCCATCAACCAACCAAGCGCATTCACAATAAACTCCATCGCACTCATCGAGAGCTCCATGAATTTTTTGATTGTATTCTTGTTCTCCATGAAAAACTCGATGATTTCCATTTGCATATCAAGCTTGAACTCTTCCATCTCAATCTGGAACTGCAAATATTTATCAAAGAAACCACTGTCATAGAGCTGTTCGTACTTCTCAGAGTACTTCGTCATTATCTCTTGGAACTTGCTCTTTTGTGTGTCGTTCATGTACCAGAGGTCTTCCTCTGACTGAATGCCCAACATCTGCTTGGCTTTGTCAAATCCGTACGACTCACTTGCAGAGAACCCGTAATTAAACGCATTCTCACGAGTGTTCGCATTAGTTAAAAGCGAGCTCTGAAGCATTGTGCCGAGCTCGCTCCAAGCGTCTTTGAAGAGATTTCCTATCGAGCTCAAAAAGCTTTGTGCAAGACTTGAGAGCTTGTTGAGGAATTGACTTTTGAGATTGCCAATCATGACCTCCGTGCTCTCGTCGAACTCGGTTTTGAAGTTTTGACCGAACTCTTCTTTCAGGCTCTCATTGCTGTCAATGAGTTCCTGCATGTATTTCATGAGCTCTCTTGTCGTTGCATCTTCGAACTTGTCGCCTTTGCCTTGAACTGCTCTGTATTGGTCGAGCATCGACTGAGCTTGCTGCAAACTCGAACGCCTTGTGTTGTAGTCATCAAATTGCTCACGCATTTTAGCGATGCCTTCATCGCCGCCGAAGACTTTTATTTTGCGAAACGAGTCGAACAGCTTATCAATCTCTTTGACGCTATTTTCGTCGGGCGTAAATCTTACGCCCATATCAAGATGAAACTCGTCCATTGTTCGACCTCCTTGTGATTGTGTTTGGTGGACCTGCTGAGAATTGAACTCAGGTCTTACGACTTCCCGTTTAGGGTCTTAATCGCAATCGACACCATTTCAGGCCCATGTGTGCGGCGATTATTTCACGCCGCCAAGTTTATTCGCCCACTTTTCAGTGTAGAAAGAGTAATAAGAGATGTTGTGCTTTTGTCTGTACTTGTCAAAGCAACCACACCAGATGAGACTCGGCAAACCTATCACAAACAAGAACAGCGGTCCGAGTATCAAGCTCTGAATGCAATGCCCGAACTCATGTTTGTATGTGTCCTCGTCAGGTGCGTAAAAGCAAATTATGAATGCGCCCAACGAGATTGCCCCGTTCAATTTTGTGCCCAACACTGTCGAAGCACTCGCTTTTCGATACCAGACGTGACCCTCAATCTTGTGAGACACGCATAAAAGAAGTATCGCGCCTACCAGAGTTTGGAGAATTCCCCAAGTACATTGCACGAACCAAAATAGAAACCTTTTCATGATGTACCTCCTCGAGTTCCCACGTTTAATTCTGAGACTCTTTGCGTTAGGTAAATAATTCCTATTACCTTTACTACGAAGTATCTCAGAAGTCAAACGATGAACTCACATGTTATTTCCTGATTACTTTATGAATTGAACTCTTATTGTATGCGTTCACCGTATATAATTCATACAAGTCAAGAGCCTCATTGCAATCATAGACGTCTCGCAACTCCGCCAGTGTTGCAAGCTTGCTCGATATGAGCGCATAGATTATATTATCAAGCCGCTCACATTTGAGCAAGTCCAAGTTGCCTTCAACAGGTGTACTCGGTGCGAGTGACTCTATTCGGCGGACTTCTCGAAAAAAGGCGTCAAGAACTCCTTCATGAAGAATTCGATAAGAGTCTGAACTCCTGCAAAGTCTTCTTCAATGCCAGCGGGCAAATACACATTTGCATCAGCCTGTTTAACAGGCAGCCACTTTTCACCAGCTTGCACTTCGAGTCTTTCGAGCACGTCGGTGAAAAATTGCTTTGCACCCGCAACACTCTTCATGTCGGATGCCGAGCGCAATGCGAGTGCTTCGATCGCATTCATCTTCTTGATGCGATAAGTGTTATCTTTGTAGACAAGAGTTTTTTGTTCCATTTTGTGTTTCTCCTTTTATGAATGTCCATATACTTGCACAATCGTACAACGATTGTTTGAGTCAGTCAAATTGATGTTCCAAGCGCTGTCACTGCTTGTTCCGTGCGCAGACCAGCTAAGTCTTGCTTCAACAATCGTCGAAGAATTGTAAGACTGCAAATACGGTATGTTCGCAATAAACGAAGTTGCGTAAGTATAACTTGCAGAGTCAGGTAACGCAAAGAATATTCTCTGATAAATCGGCGATGCACTTGGCGTCGAATTTCCTTGTGTCCAGACAGGTACCTTTACAATGACTTCGAAAAAACGTAAGCCTTCGTAGAGGTACTGATAATACATCGGCACGCTCGTTGCATCACCGGACCAGATAAGCTTGCGTCCAGGAGTCATTCGCATCCATGGTCCCCACGAAGTTCCGCTCGAGTTTGTCGAAACTCTTGTGAATATCGAGTCGACCGCTTGTCCGAACGCAATCTCACGATAATACGGGTACGTTGACGTTTTGATGAGCTCGACACGATAGATTGTGTATGTTTTACCATCGACTGCAATAGTCTTATTAAACGATCCGAACCACGTCGTTTCAGCTGTACCAGGATTGTTGATGTCAGGCATCATCGTCGTTACGACAGGTATTGCATTACCTTGGGTTAACCCCCCCCCACGCATAACCTGTAATTGAGCGATTAGTTTTCATTGCTTATTACCTCCTGTGCAGCTTGAATCGCCGCCTCGTTATCGTTCAGCCATTTCGTGTATGTGTTGACTTCCTGACGTTTGACCTTCGCCTCTTCAATGACCGACACATATTGTTCTTTCATTGCTGCAAGTTCAGTCTCATCATTAAAAAGCATTGCTTGTGCAATTTTGACGCCGACATAGTCGTGTTTGTTCAGCCATTGTTGAGCATCTGCAAGCGATTGGCGAGCATCCTCAACACTGGCGAGCAATGTCTCCGCGTCAGCAACGACCTTGCTCTTTACGTAAGCAACGAGCTTGCCGTTCGACCAGCACTTTTTACGAGAAAGCAATGCCTCGTAATCTTCGATTTTTACGAGTACTGCGTTTTCGTTGAGTGTGAATACGTCTTCGACATACTCCTCGTTTTCGATTTGAGCCTGCTCTTCTTTCGAAATTCCTTCGGGCATCACGAAGTCGGCCGGCAATTCACGCTTGCGTGTTTTCTTGACCTGTTCGGTTTTCCCAACCGGAAAGCTTGTGAACCCAAACTTACCACACGGAACAAGATAGATGCCTGTCATCTTCTCGTCCGTTTGCAAGTAGGGTTCGTTTTGTAATAATTCTTGCAAAGTCATATTTGACTCCTCCTTATAAAAGTGAATAGATTTCGTATTGCGTCGTTGTGCTTGACGGTCTCACATAACAAGTAGATGATGCCACACTGCCTATTGAAACACCGTTTCCGAACAAAATCAACGACCAATAACCGTTCGGCATCTTTTTCGCAATCGCAGAATTGCACAGATTTCCAGGCGTTCCACTGTTACTTGACGAAAAACCAATTTCTGTCAAACCATTCGTTTTGCTCATAATGAGCAACGGTGTTCTCCAGCCGATTGCCGAACTCGAATTAAGATCAATGCCTCCTGTGCCAGACCAACACAATTGCGATGCTGCAATCAAATCGCCGCTATAATTAGCGATAAGCTTTTGTGCTGTACCAAGTCGTATACCTTGTAATGATCCCGCACGATTCACACCAACAGCGCTCCTTGTGTTGAGCGATTTGAATGACAAGCTCGTGCCGTCCGGACCTGTCAGTTTACCGATAAGCAAGTTATCGACTGTCGAAACAGCATTTGCAAGACTATCGAAAATCGGCAATCCACTTGTGCTTCGACGTTGTACACCAACGTTTGTCTTCATTTTTAACCTCCAAGGCCGAAGCCTTAGAGGCTTGCGGCTAAATTATTTTTGTCAATATATCAACTCGTCTAAGCGATAATGACTTTACATACGGTAAGTCACCAACCGCTGACACGTATACAGACACATTATTCGATGTAAACGTTATAACGATGTTCGCATTAAGAGCAATGTTTGCAGACATACGTTGCGCAACACTTACTGTTGTTTTCGTATCGTTATAATCACTTGTTGCGCTCGGCTTAAGTATTGCTGCAAAATCTATTGAACTACTCGTGCTGCTGCTACTTGATGACGCAAGACTACCTGTAAAATGAAGCACGATATAATATTCTTTAGACAACAAAACAGGCATCGTTGCAGAAAATCTTGTATTTGACAATGCAGCTCTAAGTGCCAAGTCACCTGTCCAAGTAGTTTTGCACATTGCATCTGCAACCGCTTTCTTAGTAGGAAGCCCCCCCCCTCCCGATGTAGAGATTGCATCGACAACGTCGAACATTTTCTGATATGGTGCTTCAAAGCCATACACTTGCTTTCCGCTCGTTCCAGGCAACACTTGCACAGGTGCCTGACCGGATGCGACGTTGCGAGCGAATAGCATTCCTGCGTTAGTATTGGGCTCAAGATTGAAGTCAATGTTGTTTGAGCCGTTTTGACTTCGCATAGATATGCCTCTGTTTGTCTTCATATATTGTGTCCTCCTATTTGATAACAACTTTGATTGAGATAGCTGAGTTTGTGTAGACCGTTACATTTCCGGAAGAGTCAATTGCAGGTGAGTCATAAGTCTCTTCCCACAAGCTCCCGTTCTGAACGTATGTGTGAACGCTTGGGTATGTGCCCTTACCATGTGTTGCAGCTGTGATTTGCTTGTAATAATTGCCGCTTGAACCCGACCAGCTCGAGATTGTTGTGACGTAAGGCGTTCCGCCTCCTGCTTCACCCTCATAAAGAGCTCGTTTACCGTCTTTGCGATATGCAATACCTGTAGATGTGACTCGAAACACTTTCGATCCGTCATCTTCATCATAGTATGTGATTGCGTCTCTATCGCAAGGCGACCACATATTGATGCCGTCACCGTCAAACCAAATGCCCGAATTTTCATTTATGCCTTGTGATATACCAAAGCCACTTGGTCCCCACGTAATGCCCGTATTCGTGCCCGGATAAGTCGGTAATGAGCCAACGTTAAACGAAACCTTTGCACCATCGACACCAACGAACACACTCGATATGTCTGCAAGAGTAAGTACAACGTTCCCAGTCTTTGTGTTAACGCTCAACACAGGCACGCTCGGAATTTCATCTTGTGTTGCAATTTTCTTCCAAGCGCCCCAAGTACTTGCGTCTGTCGCACTTCGTATCGCATATCTTGCTGTGCCACCATAACCTTGTGCTGCAAGCTGAACAGGTAATCCGCCAGATGAGTCAGCCCAAGGTATGAGCGTTTGCACATAGCAGTATGTATCAGGCAAAAGCGAGTTGACTTCAATGGTCGTAGTATATTTGAACTCGTACACAGACTTCATCGAGTTTGCACTTTGTTGATAAAAGCTTGGAGGTGAGTTCACATCTCGTGTGTCAGTACCTTTCCAAGCAGCAGCTTGTGCAACACTCTTATTGGCGTCCGCAGTGTTGTCAACATTTCCAAGACCTACATCACTTTTGTCGAGCGTGACCGCTCCCGTTTTACCTGCGACTGAAGTGACTGGCGCGACCTTCAAAAAATCAGAGAAATCAACAATCGTTCCATTCACATTGCCGTAGAGTTTTGCGACTCCACCGACAAGTCCAAACGCAAGCTCGCCGTTCCCAAGGTTCGACGTAGTCGGCACGTTACCAGATGTTATGAGCTTAAGATTTGATACGATTTCAGCCGACGCCATACGTTACCTCCTTGTTGAGATTTTAGATTGTCGCAATTTTCAGAACAACGTCTGCTGCAATTCCGTTCGCATCAACTGTAATGCCCTGACCCGCTCTCACAGTAACCGCTCCGTTCGCAACGTTCAAGCCGTTCCCAAAGCTCGCAATACCCTTAGCAGACGCTGTCGCCGTAGGTAAGTTCGCCACTGGAATTACGCCTGTAATGTCTGTCGTTGCAACGATTTTGTCCTTGAACGCCAGACCCTTCAAATCGGCGAACCACTTTGCGATTTTACCAAGCGAAACAGCGAGCGTCTCACCTGTTGCAACATTTGCTCTCGAAGCAGCCTGTGTAAAACTTGTCGAAATGTCAGCGCCTGTAAGAACGACCGCACCTTGTTTGCCGTTTACTGATATGACTTTGCAATCAGGTGTAAGCAGTTCTTTCCAGTTTGCAGCTGTCGAAGCAGGCAAAGATTGCAGAATGAACGATTTGCTTACGTCTGTTCTGATAGCAACGTCACCAACTTGCGCATTCAAAGCGAGCATTGCGGCTTGACTGTCAACGACGTACGTTTCGGTGATTGCCACTGCAGGAATTACAGTCTCAACGAGCTTTCCGTTAGAGTCCAACACAGGCACATTGCCTGCCGCTGTTCCGACATCTTTCGAAGCAGCTGTACCTAAACTATTGACGACTTCTTGTTTTGCAGTCGCGATAGCGTCCGTCACACCCTTTTGAGATATGACCGCGGTCGTGCTTTGACCGGTTACCTGAACGATTGTGACCTTTGCCTGTCCCTCGTCGACTAAGTCGTGCACAGAACCGTCGTAGTTGCCCCAGATGGAGGCTCTCGAATTGACGATACCGAAGCACATGTAGCCAAGAGGGAGCTCTTCAGGTGTAGGAACACTTGTACGGGCAGAGCCGTCAATGAGTTTCAGGTTAGTTATGAGTTCCAAACTTGCCATTTTATGTCTCCTTTCGCCCCCCCCCATGTACTGGGTCCGGGCAGATTTTAGATTTTCGTTATGAGCAGCGTCGGATTTTCAATCGCTGTCTCTAAACTTGCAACTCGCTCTTCCAAGACGCCAACGTCATGCTTTGTTGCGAGTATCGGATTGACGAGAATAGGTTGTTCAGTGTTCACCCATTTGTCGTCAACGTATTTCCAACGAGTGTTTGTCTCAAATACGTCTGCGTAGTCGCCCGTAAATGCCGAAGCCTTTTGCAAATCTTGTATTGTTGCGAAGTCGCCTTTGTACGAGTCATTCGATTGAATGAGCAGTGTTGCAACACTTACTTTTGCAGGCTCTCGTTTTTTGAGCGTCGCATGAAAACTTTTCTCAACCACTGCCATTCAATTTGTTCTCCTTTTTGAGTATTGTGAGACCGCCATTATGAATGACTGTTATAGGCGTTTGAGTCGTCTTAAACTTTACCGTTATATCATACGTACATGTACATGCGCTAAACCCAGATGTCAAACTCGAGTTAAGCGTAAGCGCAAATTGCGAACGACTTATCGACAAAAGCTCAATTTGCGTTTTGAGACGAGAGCAAGTAAAAATCACAGACTCAACATTATCGAGCGGCTCATCGTTTTGGTCAGTGATGTTATACAAAAACGAACCGTAATCGCCTTGCACAAGCTCGATATCGTAGTCGTCTTTAAGTTCGACCATGCAGTCACAACCCATTGCTCTCACCTCCTTTTAGTATATAAGCACCTTCAATGCGACCTGAGCGTTCGAGTAAACTGTTACGTTACCCGTCGTCCAGTCGATTTTCGGTGAGTCGTACGTCTCTTCACCGTCAACGTATGTATGAACTCTCGGACGTGTTCCGCGTTTATGTGTTGCAGCAGGAATGCTGTACGAATAATTGCCAGCACTTCCAGTCCAAGAACTCGTTGTTAAATTGACTTCGTAATACCCTTTGAGCTGAGTGATGTCCGCCTGAGCAGTGTCCATTTCATCCTCAAGCGTTGTCACTCGCTGTCCAAGTGTTGAGGAGCTTCCGTTTAACGCTGCGACCTCATCTTCCAAGTTGTCAACGCGAGATTCGAGAGTGTCAAGCCTGTTCTTGTTAGATGTGATTTGATTTTGCTTGTCTGTGAGCTTAACGTTTATCACACCCTCTCTCGTATCTGTGTACGACTTAGCCGATGCCAACACTGTGGCGTCGAGCTGGTCAATCGCAGCCTTGATTGCGTTCTTGACTTGTGTGACAGTCGACATCAAACTCAAACCGTCGGGAAGCGTCTTGATATCGTCGCACATTTGCATTAAACCTGCCACAACGATATTCGCTTGTCTCAACGCCGAATTGACTCGCAACGCGCTTGCAGGGTCGCCAGCTTTGAAGCCGTCAACCCTTTGAGCGTCTGTTGCAAACACAGATGCAGACTGAACTTGTTGTCCTGCTGTGGGTGAGTCAACCCACGGTTTGAAGTTGTTTGCCATAAGCTTTGCTCCTTACATACGTTTTAACACAAAATCTCTCACAGATTTATCACGAGCAAACGTCATCATATGCGTTTGCGGAAATGCTGTAATTTTAATCGGGTCAGTTGTAATACCATCTCGGTCTACTGCAATTGAAGTCATTGTGATATACTCTGTGTTCGCCGAATTCCTAAATGAGCCATTTATCAAATCAAAATATATCGACGAATAATTATTTGGCGCAACGACTATTCGACATAAGTCATCAACAACTTCACCCAAGTTATTGTATTTCGTCGGTCTATCTGATAATAATCGAATAATACATGAACATTGCGCATTTCCTTCCATCCACGACCAGTAAAGTTGATGCTCATACATCACTGGCGGATTGTCGGGTGAGTAGACTTCTTTATAGTCCCTCCCCCCCCCGCTAAGGTATGTGTACCGACCATACGTCTTCATAGTGTTACTCTCCTTTGCCGGCCAAATCGCTAAGTGTAAGCGTTTTCTTGCCGCCCGTGTTTTCGCCCGTTTTGTTTGCGCTCGTTTTGTCGCCCTTTACGTCAGGCATTTTGAACTCGGTCTTCGCCTCAGTCACAGTGTTGAGGTCTTTCTGTTCAAGCTCGTCGAGCTTGCTTTCGTCGACCTCTTCTGTCGAGCCAATGGTGAGCACCTTGTCTTTCGCAAGCGCCTTAACACTCGCCCATTCCGCGATTTCGGCGGGATAGCGATGTGCACCCTTGCGAATGAGCACTTGATGTTTGGGCCATTCGGGATTGACCTTGAGTCTGTCGGGAACGTGTGCGTCAGGGTTAGTGACGTCTTTATTTTGCAAACCCGTCGTGACCCGAATCGTCACATCCGACTGAATTTGTACGAACTTTGCCATAGTTATGTCTCCTTTTGCTCTTATTTATCTCAATCGACATCGTCGTTTGATATCATGTAAACGCGCAACACTTCGCCTGTCAGGAACCTGCAAAAGTGCTCCTTGCTTGAGAGCGCTCTGTATAGTTCAACATTTACGCGGTTCACGTTAAGTCGTGTGACTTCCTGACCCATGAACTTGAGAATGTCTCTTACATTGTCGAACATGTACTTGAGGTTTTCGTCAGATTTGTCATAGAAAACGAGAAAGAAGCGGCCTTTGTAAAGTGAGCGTGTATTTCGTTGTATGCTCGTTTTCTTGGCCACGTCGTTAGTCTTCTCCTATTTTGATGTTCTCCAACTCTTCCTCAAACTTGTCATCAAGCTTATCGAGCTCATCTTGTGTGAGCCCGAAGTTTATCTCGCCTTTGTTGACGTACTTCATAAGCGCTTGACCTGTGAGTTTAGGCGTCAGAACTCCCGCATCTTGAAGCTTAGCACACAAATCGACGAACGAGCTCAGACCCTTAATTCTGTCCTCGTCTTGCTTTTTGACGAGTAACGAGTCGAATGTGAACTCGACTTTATCTTCGATGCCTTCGAACTGAAAGAGCAACCCTAAAAACTTCTCGTACACAGGCCGCAAATAGCTCTCACATCTTCCGTTTATCGTCTCGTCATATCTCTCCAAAGCATCAACGTCATTGCTAAAGCCTTGCTTCAGGTCACCGAACAACACACCCTGCATCTCAACCGCTGCGCTTATCTGCCACATGTTCTGCTCTAATAAATTCGAGAGTCCTGTGAGTCCTGCAAAGCCGTGTTCCTGATATTCATCCTCTTTGTCCAAGAACGTTAAGCTGTTAAAATTCCGACCCCAGTTCACCATCTCGAGTCGTTTTCTCAATTGTTCTTCATTTTCAGCATCTTGACCCATGAAAATGCCGCGCATGCCAGCCATTTTGATGACCTCAATAAGCGACTTATCTATCAAACTCTGAACGCTGTTCTTGAGCTTTTCGTCTCTACTCAACTCGCCTAAGATATGTGCACCTTCAGCGTAGCCCCAACCCTGTAATTGTCCGTTCTTAATGAGCTTAGGCGCTGTTCGATGTTCGTATCTCAACACAAAGTCGTGATGCATCGTTTTCGTAACGCCATCGGCGAACGTCACATTGTACATTTTCGGCTTTCCATAGTCAATTGAGTTCATGTCGTCGACCATCTCGGAAGAAGGTGCTACACCGTACCAACGGTCAACGACGTAAAAGCGCATAGTCTTTGCCTTACGCGCTTTCTCAATGTCCATAGGCTGTTTGTAGTCGTCGTCGCTAAAATTATCGAACAACATACACGCAATTGAGCCACCAAAGAGCGAGCCCCATTGCAGAAGATTTATAAAATCAGTGCGCTTTGCTTGAAGCTTGCGCATTACGTTTGAAAATTTCGGGTTCGAGCCAGCGAGTGTGATGCCACAGCGTATCATATCTTGTGACGGCTTGTCAATCACACGTCTGAACACCCAGCTCTCGTTATAGAGTGCGAGCCACAACCACCAGTTGAGCGTGTCATTGTCGAAGTTGTAATTCGAGAAGTGCTCGCTCACCTCTTTGTTGCCGATAGACAAAAGAGAGTTGCCATATGAGTCTTTCATCGGCACACTCTCTTTCGCGCTTTCAAATATTTTCTGTGCACTGTCTGTGACGCGATGTTCGAAGTCGTTACCTGCCCCGAGTTTCTCAGCTTTCATCATGAGCGCAAGCATCTCTTCTTGCAATCCGGGCATGTGTTGACCTCCTTCGAGTATAATCACAGAAGTGTTCTATTATACTTCTTAATTATATTATATCACGTTTTTTCACGAATGTAAACCCTTTTGATGCACTTTTTCGAAAATATTTTCTGCGTATACGCGTACATCTCGTGAGATATTCAGATATTGTGTACGTACACGTGTCATGTGTCATGATGTCATACGTCACACAGCATTATCGTATAACGACATTACAATATTGGTTACATTTCAAATCAATATTAAAGATGATATCTTCGAGTGAGCTTTTAAGATTTTAACAAATTTTGATAGTTATTATATATATATTATTTCAAAAGTAAACTATATTATTATTTTTTGTATATATCTTTTTTCTTAAAATAATAAAACTTAACTAAAATATACTAATAAAAATACTAGCTATTTTCGAAAGTAACCGACCATCAAATTTTGTTTTATTTGAGCCTTTTAAGAAAAGTTCAAGTTGTTAAAACTCTTAAAATTCTCGAGACTTTTCGAGATTTTTTCAAAGTGTTTAAGAAGTTTTACGATTTTTGCAAAAAGATAAAATCACTTCTTAAACACTTTTCGATTACTTTCAAAAAAAAATCTAAAAATGTATTAAAAATGATTGTACTTTTGTTTTAAGATGTGATATAATGTGATATAATAGATTTAAGATAAGTTAAAGGAGACTCAAATATGTCTAAAACTATTAGTGACATCGCACTATCTGTAGACCAACAGGTGCTCATTTCAAGACCTCTTGCAGACTGGCTACCTATACTTGCAGACGATTGTCAAGTATATCAAATCGACAATGGCGGCTTTCTTGCAAAAAGATTTTCACAAATCAATTTCAGTTTTTGTGATATCAAAACTGCGACAGAGATACTCATCGACAATCTTCATGCGTTACTTCGTAATAAATATTTTGTGATATTGACCGATGAAGCGCTTGACAGAACGATACAAATCGTGAATAAAATGACGACTAATTTGCGTGCAGTTCTCAAAACAGTAACGTTTAACAAACGCAATCTTGGTGAAAACAAAAGTCTGTTTTATATTCAAGAGATACCTGATGCCTGCATCGCATTTCGTAACGGTGTGTATGATTTTCGTAAAGCAAATTGGCTGTTCAAATATGACAAATTGCAATTGTCAACAGGCGCAACGCTTGTAGAATACGACAAAAATTATTTTGTTCGTTGGTACATCAATTATAATTTTGAGCCTCTCGATTTTTCACTCACAGATATTTCGCTTGAAGATTTCGTGCAAGTGTTGCGTGAGCTTAATGATGTCCAGCGCAATTATTGCTTCGAACTTGTATATAATATGAGTCATACGTCAGACCATAAATTTGACATCAATCGTTTTGAGCACATGTGTCAAATTTTAGGGTATACTTGTCTGAATTCTTTTTCACAACACTTCGTCATGCTAATCGGTGCAGGACAAAACGGTAAAAACTCGTTATTCGACGGTTGTTTTACGCCTCATGTTATACCTAAACCGTCTGCGAATGATTTGGATGCGATTGAGCAAGATAGATTTATCACAGGTACACTTGAAGGTCATGCGCACAATATATTTTTGGAGACATGTGCAAAGACATATCGTGAGTCTAAAAACATTAAATCACTTACAGGTTCTCCTGACCAAACAATCGAACACAAAAATATCGCAAAATATTCGGGCATCGTGAATTGTAAATTTGTATTTGCAGGCAATGACAAACAAGAGGTAAAATTCTCAGATACAACGAATGGCTTCCTCAGACGTATTAACATGTTCGAGATATTTTACACTTGGGACTCGAAAAAAGAGTTCTTGAAAAATGGAGATTATTATGACGCTTCATTTTCACAAGACTTGCGTGAACTTAAAAACGACCAGCTCAATACTACTATTTTCGTATATCTTGCTATGTATGGCATCAAATCTGCAACAAACAATTTTGAGAACGTATTTGAATTTACACATAATGAATGGAACGCCGAATATGCCGATATCGACCACGATTTGAAAAAAGTCGTTGAAAAAATCAAATGCGAACACATGCTTTCTTGGTGCAGAGCAAGCAAAGAAAACATGAATGTCGGCAAAACAGCAATATTCTCCGCTTCAACAAGACGCAATATTATTTATAGTATTGTCGATGAAAACGACGTTCAAATTTTTGGGTCGTTTGAGTCTCTTGTAAATGCATCGAAACACATCGATGAATTGAATGAAGACGTTTATTGTGGTTCAGATTATATCGAAGACATTGACGAATTATTCATAAGTTTGCCGTTCTTAAAAAACTTTCTTGACATTAGCACTTCACAAAGTATGTTTAATCGAAACTTGCAAAAAATTTATGGTACGAATTGTATTTCAAGAATGGGTGCAAATGTTGCTTGTATTCATTGCACATTCAAAAAAGGCAAATTGCAAATCATCAAATAAGGAAGTAATATTATGACTGAGAACAAAATCACTTGTGTATATTGCGGTCATGTGTATGTTAGACGTGCTCGATATGCATACTGTCCAAAATGTCACGCAGACCCAGACGAACCCTTAAATGAGTACTCCCAAGCAGCAGGCTGGTGCGAGCATTGTTGTGACACCGCTGCTCAAGAGTCTTGCAAAGAGACTGGACTTTGTCCGCTCGCATAACTCTCACTCTCACTCATTCTACCCACTCGTTCGCATCCAAAACTTTTTCAAAAATTTTTCAAAAGGTTACTCAAAATAGTTTACTTTTGATGAAAGATGTGATATAATATAATCAAGATAAATCAAAGGAGACTTCAAATATGAAAACATTCGTACCTCATAAGATGCTCGCACTCAGCTTGAACACTCAGGCTAAGCTCGATAAGCAAATTCTGCGTAATAAGCATGACGCAATACTCAATTCGTTTGTGCTGAACATAAAACAAATGCTCGTCGACAAAGAGTTCATTGTGTTTGATAAAGAACGCTCAGACAGACTTGGCATTGCAAAATTTGCGAACGTAATAAACGAAATACTTTATGACATCGAAACTTTGCTTTATGACAACTCGTTAGACATCAACGTATATTTTGACAGCTGTGCTTCGATTATGTCTAAACTTTCTGCAAAGCTCATTGGCATTGTCGCTACTCTTGTGTGAGGCATGATTATAAACGCAAACGCTCGCAAGTCTCGCATGCATTACGAGTATCACACTCGACGTGAGCACACGCTCGAACGCATAGTGTTGAACATGCTCGAAACACATCGTAATGTACGTGAGCTTGCGAGTTATTATCACGTTCCCAAATCTACACTTTACGATTGGCTCAAATCTGCAGAACGCTATTTGCCCTATGACTTATATTCTCGCATGCAGAACGAGCTCTACTTGCATCGATGCAAACAATGCAATATCTGGAACATCGGCGACCCGCTTTACTATTGCACATACGCCGACGGTCCGTTAGACTAATTTCATCTCATCTCATTCTCAAAAGGAGGTCAAAACATGTTCGAACATCTTGAAAAAATGCGTCAAGAACTCGCTCAACAACACCGCTGGGACGCTCGCTTTATGCGCGTTACACAAGAGATTGCGACTTGGTCGAGTTGCATTCGTCCTGGACGTCAAGTCGGTACAGTGATTGTGAAAGACAAACGCATTCTCACGACCGGCTATAATGGCGCACCATCAGGCATTGAGTCTTGTGCAGAGAAAAATCAATGTCTGCGTGAACTCGCTCACATTGAGTCCGGTACTCGACAAGAGGTTTGCTTTGCGATACATGCTGAACAAAACGCATTACTGCAAGCTGCAAAGCTCGGCATCAGTGTTGACGGTTCGACTCTGTACTGTACACATCAGCCTTGCTCGATATGTGCTAAGCAAATCATAAACGCTGGCATAAAACGAGTCGTCTATCTCGAAGGCTATCCCGACGATTTCGCCTTAAAGCTTTTGCATGAGGCGAACGTTCAGCTCGACAAATTCAACGCATAAATCAACATCAAAAGGAGATAATCTATGCAACCCAACTCTTGTCCCGTTCTTACAGCAGAACAGAAAGTCGCCGTATTCAAACGCGAGCTTTCGTACATCAAAGACCTCGAAATTCGCACTCTCACAGAAGAGCTCATCGGCGCAATTCCGAACTACTTCTTCGACATTCCTGCATCGTCTACGGGTAAATATCACCCCGACTATGCGCTCGGTCAAGGCGGACTCGTTCGTCATACGAAAGCTGCGTGCCTGTTCGCGAATATTTTACGCACGCCCAATCCGTTACAACTTTCTGAATACGAACTCGACTGTGCGATCGCTGCACTCATTATGCACGATACACGCAAGTCAGGCATTTCCGATGAAGCAAAGTCGCAATACACTCGCTTTGACCATCCTGTTCTTGCCGCAGAAGCTGTGAGAACACACTTCAATTTCGACGAGCATTTCCTTAGTGTTGACGACATGGCGAAGAGCATTCAACTCATTCTCAACACCATCGCTCGAGGCATCGAGTCGCACATGGGTCAGTGGAACACTTCATCTTACTCACCTGGCGTAACGCTTCCCGTTCCTTCCGACCCGCTGCAGCATTTCGTTCACATGTGCGATTATCTCGCATCTCGTAAAGAGCTCGACATCAAGAATTTGTTTTAAGCGCTATGCAAAAATCTCATCCTACGACAATACATCTGAAAGACCTCGACCAACACAAGCCTGAGCCTGACTTGCGTGAGCAATTTATTAAGTCAAACCCGAAGAGCATCCCGCATGAGCTCCAGCTGATGTTGGTCGATATTCAGACAGAGTTCGCTCAATATCTTGTGTCGCCTCAATGCAAACTCTCAAATGACGAGGCGAATAATCTTTGGTTTGTCGTTCGAAAGATTTTCAGGAGTTATGGTCTGGAATAACTCACGTGTACTATATAATATATATGCGTATACGCACGTGTACACGTGAGTTCACCAGATTAACTCTGAGACATCTTGCAGCTCTTATTTAATATTCTTATTATCTCACAAGTTGTTTTCTCTGATATATCTTAGAATAATTCTTAATACATTCGCAAATCTCAAAATTGCTTCAAAATTTTTTCTCAAAATGTACCCAAAAGAGTTTACATTTGAGAAAAAATGTGATATAATATAATCAAGATAAAATATTGCCGAGTCGCCAAGTGGTTAAGGCATTGGACTTTGACTCCATCACACATACGTTCAAATCGTATCTCGGCAGCCATTGTCCAGACGGTTCGAGTCCGTCCACTGATTAGAAGGAACGCTAATTATAATGGCTATGGACACGTGCTTCAGTGGCTCAATGGCAGAGCAGGTGATTTGTAATCATCAGATTGCAGGTTCGACTCCTGTCTGAAGCTCCATCCCCGTGAGATGAGGCGTGATTTGCTTGAATACTCCGGCAAACAATGCCAAGAGTCTCTAAGAATAAGAACCGCTGGCAATTTGGGAGCCTGACCTTTTGTATCAGCATTTTCGCCAGAGAAAATGGATTGACGACCTGCAAAGACAAGTGACTGTTCGGAGAGACGAACATATATTTGAGTAAAGGAGGTTGTCATGACTCGTACACCTGTCAAGAAAAAACAGCAAGAACTCGCAGCACAAGAACGTGCTTTGCAAATTGCTCAAGACAATGTCAATCAAATCGAGCTTGCATATAAGCAAGAGCTTGAAACGAACCCTGACTTCTCTCTTGTTGTTGACCCGCTCAACAAATATAATTTACCCGTCAAGACAAAAGAGTTCGTCAGGCATTACATTGAACATCGCAACATTGCAACAGCTGCAGTATTTTGTCACATTGAAAATGATGAAGCACTTGAGATTTTTACATCATTCCCAGTTCAACAAGAGATTAGACGCATCTCTCGTGCATTGTATCATCGTCAATTCTCGAAAAAGATGATGTCGCTTAACGAGATAGGCGGTTATCTCACATCGCTTATTGAGGACAGCGAAATTCCTGCCGCTGACAGATTATCGACTCGCGATAAGCTTGCAGTAATACGCATGCTTATTGAGCTCAATCAAATGAAGCTCGCATCGATGGGCGACCCGTCTGTGTTGATGATGCGTGATGTGAATATTCTCGTCAAAGATTTGAGTGTGGGAGCAATTAAAGCATTACTCGAACAAAGCAAACCTTCGACTCCGCCAAATCGTGATATCGTAACTGCGACAAATACGATGCGAATTCAGAATTCTGAACCGGTTCTTACACCTGAAGAGGCTGCATACATTGAGTCTCTTCCTGCAGATGAAGCACTTGCTCTGCTTAACGAGCAATACAAATAAAGGAGGCACCAAATGAACAAGCAAATTTACAAAATCGCCGGCGTAACAGAAAACGACTTCAAAACTTGGTGCAAAGATACCGGGCGAAAGGCGTACAAGCCTGAAAGCAAAACGGAGTTCTTTGCTCGTCTTGCCGACGGTCGTCTCGTACGTGACGAAAAAACGCACAAGCTTATCACTAAACGTAGGAGCAAATAATCATGGCCAACACGGAGACGAACGATATGAAAGTTCAAGCATCACAATTTTTCACTCTCAAAATTTATCTGCATCGACGCAGACGCCCGATAGAACTCGACGGCTTGACGCAAGACGAAGTGAATAACTTCAACGCAAATGCAACCGCAAAGATGTTCGTTAAGTATGGGCCTGTGTTGATTAGAACTGAAGCAATCGACTACGTCGTAATTATACCCTCTCACTAAGCCGAGTATTTCAAGTCGAGATACTCGGCTTTGTCATCTCAAAAATTTAGTAACTTTCCGAAAAATTTTTTGAAAAAAGTACTCAAAAGTAGTTTACTTTTCGTTTCAGATGTGATATAATATAATCAAGATAAAACAAGGAGGACCATACAAATGGCAGACATCTACACGATTGATGCTACGGGCGGTAAGTTCACGCAAAAGCGTTTCAACGAATTCTGTTCGTACATCAAAACGGAGAACGAACTCGTACATATCGTCGTCGATGATATCGATGAGTGCGTTCCCTACAATCAGCTCAGGGCGTTGCTTGAAACGAAAGAGCTTGTCGAGATTTTTGAGAGCAAACCGAACGACATATGTTCGTTTGCTTGCGAAGATGCGGCGCTTATTGTTGATACAAACGACGTAACCTGGTGGCAGAAACAAAAGGACGGCAAGTTCGTCAGGACCGAAAAGCTTTTCTCCGAGGTGCAAATTAACATTGCGTCTCAACCCAAAGAAAAGAAAGAAAAGACTACAAGTTCCGCGACAAGCCGTTCTCGTACTCTCAAAATCGCAGCAGGCGTTCAAGAGGGCGCCGACATCAACGAGCTTGAGCTCTTTGAAGGCGACAACAAGTCTTGTGTTGCGTTCATCAACGAATACTTCGCAAAAATGAATATTCGTTCGAGGTTCGATGAAAACAAGACTGTGAAGTTCGTTGTCGATTATCATGACGACGAGGAGCTTTGCATTTCGACAAACTGGAAGACAATCGACGAACTCGAACTTGAAGGCGTGGTGCAGATCGTATGAAACTTTCACACTCAAAACTCGCAAAGATAATGTCTTGTCCTATGAGCTATCGACTTACTTACGAGCTTGGCATTTGGACGAAAGTCGAAAAGCCTGCTCTGAGTATTGGCTCAGCAGTTCATTGGGGCATCGAACACAACACATGCGACTTAAGCTCGTACTTCAAAGAACAAGGCACCTTCAAGCAGGGCGACACATACACAAGAGAGCAGCTCTTGTCGGAAGCGATGGTGTACGGGTATCTCAAGCACAAAGACGAGATATTCGAACAAATTCTTGTCGACCCCGACAATCCGGACGAAAAGCTCGTTTTGGAAGACGAAACGCATGAGCTTTACGTGACGGGCAAGCTCAAGTCGTTCTTGCAAAATCAGGACCATCACGATTTTGTGGGCATAGTCGACCTGTTGTTGCTCACAAACAAAGGGTTCGTCGTAATCGACTATAAAACATCGACGTACGAACCTGACTGGGACGGTTATCTTGACCAAATTTATCGCTACATCTTCATGTTGCAGTCCGAGTTTCCGGACGTTCCGGTCGTAAAGGTCGGCATCATCAACATCAAGAAGACGGCGATACGTCAAAAGAAAATGGAGAACGAGTCCGAGTTCTTCAATCGAATGAAGTTCGAGTATGAAATCAACACGGAGAATTACGTGAACTATCACGAGTTTCCGAAGAAAGACATCGACGAACGTTTACTCAACTCGTATATCGAGAATTTATCTATCATGGCGGACGCGGCTCAGACAATCGTCGATAACAAATTGTTCTTCATCAACTTCTCAAACGCAAAGACGTCGTACGGTAAGTCGGACTTCTACGACATATTCTATCACACGCCGAATGCGTACGTGTTGTACGCTATTACAGATTTTGTCTGGGACGAAGATGAAAAATTATTCAGTGACAAGCGTGATTGTATTGAACTCGATATGAGATGTGCCGATGCAGATTATGCAAAAGTTTTGAATAAATATTCATTGTTCGAACCCTTGTACATCGAGTATTTTAAGGACAAAATCGCGGACGAAACAACGCTTATGCAATTCATCGAACATCTTCGTTCGCAATACTACATCGACAACTACTTGATTTTGCTTTATCTCAAGACACTCAATATGAAGCAAAAGGTCGTTAAGGCGTTCGGCTGCGTGAACGTCAACGAAAAGTACGACAATCCGTTGTACTCGTTCAATCAAGAAAAGGAGGTAGAAAACGATGGCACGGAAACCGAAACCGAAGCTTCCGCTGGCGAATAATTGTCGAGCTTTAAGCAAAGACGAACTTTCGTTCATGAACGCGAAGTACGAATTTTGGATTGACGATGACAATGTGTGCGTTCGGTGTACGAACAGAGCTCGTATCACGTATCATCCGAAGAACGAAAAGTTCAGCATCAACATCAAGCGCGTTCGTAAAATCACGTACAACGTCGTTGCAATCGAAATGTTCGAACGCTTTCAAGCCAACGATGCTCGCAAAAAGTATTCGTTGACGGACATCCAAAACGCGCTCAACATCTTGCGCATCACCTATCAACCGATAGACGAAGAGCATGTGTTGGCATTACTCAGTAAATAACAAGATAAAGGAGAACCTATATGAAACGTATCAAGATGCTTCTCTACGGAGAGCCCGGCGTAGGCAAGTCTGTGTTTGCCTTGAAAGCGCCGAAACCGTTCTTCGTCTGCACAGACGGGAACTACGAATGGCTGGACGAGTTCGGTGCAGACCCGAACGCACACAAAAATGTATCGTCCTGGGCCGACATGAAGGACGTTCTTGAGTCCGACTTTGACGGTTACGAAACCGTTGTGGTTGACTTACTCGAGGACGGCTTCAAATGGTGCGAGCAGGAGTACTGCGTTCGTAACAAAATCGAGCATGTCTCGGATGTTGGTTACGGCAAAGCGTACGATGCAACGAGGAACGAGTTCTTTATCACCATCTCGAAGCTGCTTTCGATGGACAAGCACGTCATTCTCATCTGCCACGGCATTACGTTCACAACGAAAGACCGCCGCGGTGTTGAGCATACTCGTTATGCACCCAGCTCGCGTATTCCGGACAAAGTGCTCGACATGATTGAAGGTAGAGTTCGTTACTGCCTAAGATGCTACACGGCAGCGGAAGAAGAGCCCGACGGAAAAATCACGAAAAAACGCTTCCTCTCGCTTGTTCCGAAAGAGAACGAGTTCGGAATTATCAGAGGAGTCGATGAAAATGTAATTCCTCATGATATTCCGCTTGATTTTGATGAATTTGCGAAAGCGATTAAGCTCAATCTTGACATTCCGGAACTAGTAACCGCAAAGAAAACAGGCGTAACAACAGCTGCGAAAGCAAAAATTGCCGAGATGCCGGTTGAATATGTCGACGAACTCGAAACAAAACCCGAAGAAACTTCCGCGCCCGAAACCGCAGCATCGCTTGATATGAAAGCAAAGCTTGCGGCGCTTAAGGCGAAAAAAGCAAACCTCGACAACGCAACACAGGCGGCACCTGTTGCAGAACATCAGCCTGCACCGAAACAGGAAACGCCGGTCGCTACGGGCGATGTCACAACTCAGCCCGATGTTGAAGTAAAGGTAAGTGAAAACGCACCTTACGAAGACAACAACATTCCTCAGACTCCCGCTGCAGAGTCTGCACAGGAAACAGTCACGGTTCAGCCGGATGATAAGCTTGCAGCAATCAAAGCAAAATTAGCCGCAATGAAGGCGAAAAAATAAGGAGAACTCAAAATGGCAAACAACGAAAAAGACATGAAGAACCTGTTCAATCAACTCGACGAACTGCTCGGCGCATCCGACATTAAAGACGTAAGCGCCGAAAGTTCCGGCTTCGCGCAGCTCAAAAACGGGTATTATCTCTGTGAAGTCAAGAAAGCGGAGCTCAAACCGAGCAAATCGAGCGGAAAGCTTATGGTCGCATTCCAGCTCAAAGTCGTCGAAGACGGCACGGACTTTACGTTCGACGCAAAATCGAGACCGACGCCGGTTACGCTCAAGGGTACGAAAAATCGCACGATTTTCAAGTACTTCCCGTTCAGCGACGAGAACTCCGTACG